CTCGGCTGCCTCTATTCAGCCCTCACCCTGGGCTGCTAGCTGGAGTTAGCAGTTGGCGAGCGGTATACAGCCGGTGCATGATCATCCACCCTGGGGGGTGTCAATGGCGAATCAGCCTGATACCCCCTGTGCCGACTGTGGGGTGCTGCTTTGGTCGTCGTCTACTTCCCTTCCGCCGGGAGAGCGTCGGTGCCAGTCGTGTCGGCGGAAGTTCAAGGTGGAGATTGTTTGCCCCTGCTGTGGGGTGGCCTTTGTCCGTTCCCGTCGTGAAAGCGTGTACTGCTCGCTTGCGTGCTGCGGGCGGGCGAATGCGGAGAGGCGATATGGGGTCCATCCGCCAACCGTCTGCACTCAGTGCGGTGGGGCGTACTACCGCGTGGGACGCCGGGGCCAGTTCTGCTCGCGGGCTTGTGTCAGTGCTTCGCGGCGGGTTGATCGTCCACCCAAATCACCCAAGCTGCCTGAGGTGTTCCCCTGTAGTGATTGTGGTGTTGACGTGATTCGCAAATCGCAGACCCACAAGCGCTGTACTGAGTGTGCTCGGTTGCACAATATCGCCAAGGTCATGGCGCTGTACCGGGTCGCCTTCGAGAGCCGGAACGTTCGTCAAGCGATGATGTGGCGCGTCAAGCTCGTCGAGTATTTACGGGGGCGTGACGGTGATCGGTGTGCCCTGTGTTCCGAGGTGATGTTGTTCGATGTCCCGACGGGGCCACGTGGTCACGACGACGGGGCGACGGTCGATCATGTCGTTCCGCGTTCGCGAGACGGCTTGGATGATCTCGCCAACTTGCAGCCTGCTCACTGGCGGTGCAATCGGGCGAAAGGGAATCGTGGTGGTGGCGAACAACTTAGACTCATCGGCTAGTCAGCGTGCTGACCTCGAAATGTTGCGGGCCGGTCTGGTCGCCTCGTTCGCCACGGCAGACGATTCGGTGAAGGCGCAGATTGCCGGCCAGTTACGGGCAGTCATCAAGGACTTGGCGGCACTTGGCGTCGAAGTCGAGGAGGTTTCGGCGGCCGATGAAATCGCAGCTCGCCGAAAGGCTCGGCGTACAAAGCCCGCAGATCGTCCGGAAGCCGATGGGCGTATACAGCGAGGCCGCGGCGGAAGAGGCCATCGAACTGGCTGACCGTTACGGGGTGGCCGACGGGCACCCGTTGGACGAGTCGCAACGGTTGACGCTCGGGGTCGCGTTGGGTGAACGGTTCGACGGGTCGTGGGCGGCGTTGACGGTCTGCGATTTTGAACCCCGTCAGAACGGCAAGAACGACACGGTCGCGGCCCGCGAGTTGGCCGGGGTGGTGTTGTTCGGTGAGGAACTGATCCTTCACACCGCACATGAGTTCCCGACGGCTAACGAGTCGTTCCTGCGGTTCGTGGCGTTGTTCGAGAATTGGGATGATCTGCGGAAACTGGTGCGTCGGGTCTATTACGGGGCTGGCACACAGGGAATTCACTTCGTGTCGGGGTCACGCATCCTTTACAAGACGCGGACGGGTGGTGCGGGTCGTGGGTTCGCTAAGGCGGCGTTGACGGTTTACGACGAGGCGCAGCATGTCCGTCCGGCGCATGTTGCTTCGTCGGGGCCGGCACGGCTGGTGAATCCGAATGCGCAGTCCTGGTATTGCGGTTCTGGCGGGTTGTCGACGTCGGTGAATGCGTGGCGGTTGCGGCGTCGGGCGTTGACCGGTGACGGCTATGACCGTTTCGCCTATGTGGAGCACACTGCGGAGGATGTGTCGGTTGTCGACGGCCGTATCGTTTCCCGGCGTCCAGCCGATGTTCTTGATCGTGACGCTTGGGTGCAGGCGAATCCGGCATACGGGTCGCGGATCACCGATGAGTCGTTGTTGTCGTTGTACCTCGAGTTGGGTCCGGACGATTTTGCTCGTGAGTGTCTGTGTGTGTGGGATGCGGAACCGGGCGAGGATGAACGTCTGATCCCACAGGCGGTGTGGGATCTTGTCAACGGGCCCGCGGTGGCGCCGCAGGGGCGACTGGTGTTCGCTGTCGATGTTGGGGAGGAGCGGGATTCGGCGGCGATCGTTGTCGTGTCGGGTGATAGCGATATCGAAGTGGTTGAGGCGACTAGTGGTGATCCGCAGCGGCCGCTGCGGTCGGGTTTGGGTTGGTTGCCGGAGCGGATCGGCGAGTTGAACACCAAGCATGGCCGGCCGTTGTGGGCGTTCGACGGCACTGGCCCTGTTGCCTCGGTGATCGACAAACTTCCTGTCGCGTTGAAACGACGGCTGCGACTGCGTCCGCTGACCGGTCCTGAGGTGTTGTCGGCGTGCGGCCAAATCTTTGATGACATTGCCGAGCCTGGGGTTCGGGTGCATCGTGATCGGGCGTTGGACGTGGCGGTGGCGGGGGTGTCTCGTTCGTTTGTCGGTGATCGCTGGAAGTGGGTTCGTAAGGATTCTGACGTTGACATTACGTCGTTGGTGGCGGCTACGGCCGGGTTGTGGGTGGCCCGGTTGAATCAGCCGAAACCGATGCTGGTCACTTCGAGCTATGGCAGGTGATGCTGGTGGGTTTTTGGCAATGGTTGACCGGCACGGGCACACAAATGGAACGGTCGCCTTCTGCCAGTTTTGAGGTGGACATTCCGCCGGAGTTGATGGAGGCGATCACTGCTGGCGGTGTGATCGCTCCACGTGTTTCGAGGACTGAGGCGTTGCAGGTGCCGGCCGTGTTGCGGTCCCGGAATCTGATCGCCGGGACGCTTGGTTCGTTGCCGGTGGTGACCGTCGACCCGAAGAAAAACGAGGTTGAGGGCACTTATCTGTTGGGTGGCAACATCGATCCGGATGTTCCGAACAGTGTGACGATGGCTCACACCGTCGAAGACTTGTTGTTCGAAGGGATCGCGTGGTGGCGGATCACTCGTTTCGGGTGGCAGGAGTATCCCGTTCAGGCTCGTTGGGTGTCGGCGTCGATGGTGTCGGTGCAACCGGTGACCGGGCTGACTCGGTCGCAGTCGCGGACGTCGCCTGATCATCCGTTCGACGTTGACGGCACCGTTTACATCGACGGGTTGCCGGTGCCGGATCGTGAGGTGATCCGGTTTGATTCGCCGAATCCGCCGTTGTTGCGTCATGCGGGGCGGGCGATTCGGACGGCGTTGAAGTTGGATACGGCGGCAGCGTTGTATTCGGATGATCCGTTGCCGTTGGCAGTGTTCACCCCGAAGGAAGGGGTTGATCCCGGCGATGAGGCCGATGTGCAGGCGATGCTCGACGGCTGGGAGGATGCCCGCCGTCGGCGGGCCACCGGTTACGTCGGAGCAGCTCTCGATTACAACGCTGTCGGTTGGTCACCGGAACAGTTGCAGTTGGCTGATGCCCGTCAACATGCCGTGTTGGAGATTGCTCGTGCCGCCGGGATTGATCCGGAGGATCTTGGGGTGTCGACGACGTCACGGACCTATCAGAACTCGGAGCAGCGTCGTCGAGACCTGTTGGATTTCACGTTGGGTGTGTATGTGTCGGCGTTGCAGGACCGGTTGTCGATGCGTGACATTCTGCCCCGCGGCTATCAGGCGAAAATCAAGTTTGACGGGTTCCTGCGGTCCGACACGAAGACCCGGATGGAAACCTACGAGATCGGCAAGCGGGTCGGTGCCTACACGGACGACGAGATCCGTGACCTCGAGGATCGACCGCGGTTGACGTCGGCGGAGAAGACCCGGATTGCACCGCTGCCCTCGGTGCCAGCAACGAACGGTGACCGGCCGATGCCGGTACGTGAGGAGCAGACATGACCACGGAACAAATCGCGTTCGACGGTGCCGAACTCTTGTCGACGTTCAGGGTCAACCAGGAACGGCGAACCATTTCGGGACTTGTCGTCCCGTGGGGCAAAGTCGCCCGGAACGGACAGGGCAAATGGAAGTTCGCCGCGGATTCGCTGTATTGGGTTGACCCTTCTCGGGTCAAACTGAATCTGTATCACGATCACACTCAGGCGGTCGCCAAGGCCGTCCGACTCCAGCCGACTCAGGCTGGGTTGGATGCGTCGTTTCAGGTCGCTCGGGGCGTGGAAGGAGACAGGGCACTCGACAAGGCTGAGGACGGTGTGCTCGACGGATTCTCCGTAGAAATCGACTTCGAGGACGGTGACGGATGGGATCCGGATCCGGACGACAAGTCGGTGAGGCTCGTCAACCGGGCCAAATTGCGAGGAGTCGCCTTGACGGCGATGCCCGCATTCGATGACGCCCGCGTCTCAGCGGTCGCCGCATCACTCGATCAACCACTCAATCAACCAAAGGAAATAATCATGGCGACTGACCCGGTCGACACCAGCGCGGCCCAACCGGCCGCCGCCGCAGCCTTCGATTTCGACGGCTTCACCAAGACGCTCAGTGACACCATCGCCGAGTCACACACCAGACTCACCGAGGAGTTGTCGACGTCGCTTGGCGATTCGTTCTCGGCGGGTATCAAGACGGCGCTCGAGAACATGTACGACCCGCAACGTGACGGTCCCGAACCGGTCCGTGCAGCCCGATATCAGGTGACTCGCGAGGCGCCGATCTACTCGTTCGACGGCAGGGGCGAGTCCCTCGTCCGTGACGCCTGGTATGCGCAACGTGAGCATGACGACGACGCCAAGGAACGGCTCCGCCGGTTCCATGCGCAGACGAACGAGGTGCAACAGCTCGTCTCGTCTCATGTCGCCTTCCAGGCCGGCAATGCCCAACAGGAACGGTTTACGACGGTCACGACGACCGTAGGTGCGGGCGTCATCCCGCCCGGCTATCGGCCTGACCTGTTCGTGCCGATGCTTGCCCAGGATCGGCCGATGGTCAACTCGCTGTCACGTGGCACGATTGCCAACGCGACACCGTTCGTTGTGCCGGTGTTCGGTGTGGCGACGAACCTGACAGACCCCCACACGGAAGGTAACGCCCCGTCGGAGGGTGGGATCACGTTCACGACGAAGACGGTCACCCCCGGTGCCATCTCCGGCAAACTTCCACTAACCCGGGAGATCGTCGATTCGGCGAACCCGGCCATCGACCAGATCGCTTTGGCGGCGATGCGTGAGGACTACGCCCGACAGACCGAAGCGAACGTGTACACGTTGCTCAACGGGACGTCCGGTGCCGGTGGTGTCATCACCGCCGGGTTCGTGCCGTCCGGTTCGCAGGCGTCGACCACGGCGAAGGGCACTGACAACCAGACGCTGGTCAAGCACATCCGGGCGCAGCTTGCTGCCTACCCGTTCGCCCGGTTCGCCGCCCCGTCGATCGGCTTGATGGGTGCCGCCGCGACCGGGTTCCTGGCGACCGCCGTCGATACGACGCAGCGGCCGTTGCTGCCGGGGATCGCTCCGGCCAACGCGTTCGGCAACGGCAACCCGATCACTCAGGGTTGGTCGGTCGACTCGCTGCCGCTGATCCCGGCGTGGGCGATGACCGGGGTTGCTGCAGGCGACTCGCAGGTCATGATCGTCAACCGGGCCGATGCCTGGGTGTGGGAGTCGCCGACGTTGGCGTTCCGCTTCGAGGAGAAGTCCGGTCCGCAGATCATCGAGCTCGCCCTGTTCGGCTACTTCGCCACTCACCTGCTGCGCCCGGTCGGCCTGTCCGGCATCCGCATCACCTGATGGCTGGCGTACATCGGGCCGGCGGTCACATCGACCGCGACGACGGCAAGGGATGGGTTGTCGACGACACACCCATCCCGGATCCGCCGAAGGAACGGCCCCGCAAACAGTTGGTCACTCAGGGTCCGGATTCCGGTGGGTGGGTGCTCGCACCCCCCGAACCGGGACCTGAGGTCGAGCCGGAACCTGTGGCGTCGGCTGAACATCCGGCCCCACAGGAACCGGTCAAACCACGCAAACGTGGACGTCCACGTAAGGCGACTTAGAGGAGGCCTAGATGGCTGCGATCACAATTCAAGACGGGTCAGCCGGTTGGGGCGGCAACGCTGCAGCGTTCGCCGCCGCCACCGGTGGCGGCGACACCATCACCACCGGACGAACCACTACTGCCGGCGGCTGGCAACAGCCCGTTGTGTTGCTCGTCCGCAACCTTGACGCCACTCCGACCGATGTGACGGTTGGCGGC